TTCTGCATCAGTAGATATTCTGAAAGAAGCACTATTTAAGTTTCAGTTAGAAAGAAATGGTCTGACTGGAACTCCTTATGAATTGACACTGGTGGTTGCATCAGATACTGCGGGTGCTGATGTTTTCGCATCATTAGACTGGGAAGAAATTAGTAGGTAATTATTATGTCTGATGTATACTTAGGAAATCCTCTCCTGAAGAAGGCAAATACACCAATTGAGTTCACTGAAGAACAAATCATTGAGTTTCTTAAGTGTAAAGAAGACCCTGTGTATTTTGCTAAGAATTATATTAAAATCGTGTCTCTTGATAAAGGTTTGACGCAGTTTAGTCCTTATCATTTTCAGGAAAAGTTAATTAATAACTTTCACGACAATAGGTTTAATATTTGTAAAATGCCACGTCAAACAGGTAAACAATTAGCATTAGATACTAAAATTCCAACTCCAGAAGGTTGGACTACTATAAAAGAATTAAAAATTGGAGATTATATTTTTGGTCGTGACGGAAATCCATCAAAGGTAATTGGAAAATCTGATATTAAAGAAATTGATACATATGAAATAGAGTTTGATAACGGTGAAGTTATTAAAGCTTGTAGTGATCATTTATGGAAGGTCTCACATTCTGACTGGTATCACAAAGAAAAAGTATTAAAAACGAAAGATATTATAAAAAAGTTTTTATCTCTAAAGAAATCCAGTAAAAGTTCTTCAATATACGTTAATATATCAAATTCATTAAATCTTCCAGATTCTAATGTTCCAATTGATCCATACACATTTGGCGTATGGTTGGGAGATGGTAGTAGAGATAATGGTGCCATTACTGGATTATATGAAGATATTGAAGTTATTTCTAGTAATATTCCATTAAAAATAACAAAAAAATCAAACTGTAAAGGAAATGTTTATAGATATTATTTTGAAGGGCTGAGAAAAGAAACTCATTCTCTTGGGTTGCATAAAGAAAAGTATATTCCAAAAGAATATTTAAGATCTTCCACTAATCAGAGATTGGAACTTCTAAGAGGTTTAATGGACACAGATGGTTTTGTTGCTCCAAATGGAGCTTGTGAATTTTATCAAAAGGAAGGTAAATTACTTTATCAAGTAAGAGAACTTATTTCCTCTTTAGGAATTAAAAGTAGATTAAGATTTAAGAAAGTTCCTGGATATGAAAATAATTATGGAATTATTAGTTTTTCGACATCTAAGTATAAAGTATTTACTTTACCCAGAAAATTAGAACGCCAAAAAAATTCTTTGGGTCATCCGAAAAATGAAAGACTTTATATTAAAGATATTCGTAAGATTAAAACGGAACCTATGCAATGCATTTCTGTAGATAATCCAGATCATCTATTTTTATGTGGAGATACCTTTATACCAACCCACAACTCAACTACCGTTGTTTCATACCTCCTTCATTATCTAATTTTTAATGACAGTGTAAATATTGGTATTCTGGCAAACAAGGCAGCAACCGCAAGAGAACTTCTTGGAAGACTGGCAACATCTTATGAGAATCTGCCGAAATGGATGCAACAGGGTATTATTTCTTGGAATAAGGGATCTATCGAATTAGAAAATGGATCAAAAATATTAGCAGCATCTACTTCTGCAAGTGCTGTTCGAGGAATGTCATTTAATATTTTGTTTTTGGACGAATTTGCATTCGTTCCAAATCACGTTGCAGATTCATTTTTTGCTTCTGTGTATCCTACAATTACTTCAGGTAAAAGCACTAAAGTTATTGTAGTATCTACACCTCACGGTATGAATCACTTCTACCGTATGTGGCACGATGCTGAAAGAGGAAAGAATGAATATGTCCCAACAGAAGTTCATTGGTCTGAAGTTCCTGGTAGAGATGAGGAATGGAAGAAGCAAACTATTGCAAACACCAGTGAGCAGCAGTTTAAGGTGGAGTTTGAGTCAGTTTCTCCAGAATCTTGCATAAATATCGAAGTTAATGGTAAGGTCGAAACAATTAAAATTGGAGATTTATATAAAAAGCTTTCATCTAACGAAAGAAAATTTAATGAGTGATTAAATGAAATTACCAGAATCTGTAGTAAAAAACAATATAAACTTAAAAATAGAAACTCCATATGGATTTGAGAATTTTTATGGAGTAAATAAAATAAAAAAGGATAAGTATATACATTTAGAATTTACCAATGGTGAAGAGCTTAAGTGCTCTTTAGACCATCCATTATCAACAATTGAAGGAATTATAAAGGCAAAAGATTTAGACAAATATACAGAAGTATATACAAAATTTGGCGGATGCTTTCTAAAAAAATCAAAAGTTATTAATGAATCAATAGAATTATATGATATTGTAAACTCGGGACTAAAGCATTTATATTATTCAAATAATATAATATCTCACAATTGTGAATTCTTAGGATCCGTCAATACCCTCATAAATCCCGCAAAACTTAAGAACTTAGTGTATGAGGATCCAATAAAACGTAATGCTGGATTAGATGTATATGAAAATCCAATAAAAGATCATAATTACTTAATTACAGTCGATGTTGCTAGAGGATTGGGTAATGATTATTCTGCATTTATTGTTTTTGATATAACACAATTTCCTTATAAAATAGTAGCAAAGTATCGTAATAATGAAATAAAACCGATGCTATTTCCAAGTATCATACACGATGTTGCAAAAGGATATAATTATGCCTGGTTATTAATTGAAGTGAATGATATTGGAGATCAAGTAGCATCAATCTTACAATATGATTTAGAATATGAGAATATTTTAATGTCTTCTATGAGAGGTAGAAACGGACAGGTAGTTGGTTCTGGATTTAGTGGAAAGAAATCTCAACTTGGCGTCAGAATGACTGCTGCAGTTAAAAAATTAGGTTGTTCTAACTTAAAGACTTTAATTGAAGATGATAAGTTATTAACATTAGATTATGAAATCATCTCAGAATTGACAACATTTGCACAGAAACATAATTCATTTGAGGCAGAAGAGGGGTGTAATGATGACCTTGCAATGTGTCTGGTTATTTTTTCTTGGTTAGTTGCACAAGAATATTTTAAGGAGATGACCAATAATGATGTAAGAAAGAGAATATATGAAGAGCAAAAAAATCAAATTGAACAAGATATGGCACCATTTGGATTTATTTCTGATGGATTGACAGATGAAAGTAGTTTTGTAGATAAGTCAGGAGATAGATGGTATACTGATGAATATGGTGATATTGCATATATGTGGGAATATATGTGATGGATATTAATGATCAAATTAACTTAGATCATTTATTATTTTTTGATAGAAAATGTAGATCTTGTGGTGAAATAAAAAACTTATTAGATGATTTTTACTTAACACATAAAGACAGAGGTTCTTTACCATCTGCATATTCTTATGAATGTAAAGTATGTACAATAGAAAGAATAAGAAAAAATAGAAAGTTTGTTATGAAATCTAAATGGGAGTATCCTGATTGGTAATGTTCGCGTATCATTTCCCCACTCAAAATAAACCTTTTCATAAATATTTCTAGATAAATTTGGATTGCGAGGGAAAAAAAGATGCCATTAAATTTAGCATCTCCTGGAATCAGAGTAAGAGAAGTTGACCTTACAGTAGGAAGAGTTGATCCAACTTCTGATAAGTTTGGTGGGATTGTAGCACCTTTTGCTCAAGGTCCTGTTGACTTACCAGTAACGGTTGGATCTGAAAAAGATTTATTAGATAATTTTGGCAAACCATACGGTAATGATAAGCATTATGAGCATTGGATGGTTGCATCATCCTATCTTGCATATGGTGGACAACTTAGAGTAGTAAGATCTGATGATGATAATCTTTATAATGCAGTAAGTTCTGGATCATCAATCAAAATCAAGAGTCTTGAGCACTATGAACAATTACAATATGATGAAAATACAATTACTGGAAGAACTGTAATTGCAAAAAACCCAGGATCTTGGGCAAATGGGATTAGAGTTGGGTTAATTGATTCTAAGGCAGATCAGATTCTTGGAATTAATACTTCAGGATTGACTCAATTTGTCGGTGTGGCAACCGCTTCTGATGGTGATATTGGAATTACGACAACTTTTATTACTGGAATCACTACATTAGGCATTTCTGAAGGTCAAATTGTAAAACCAATTTCAGGAATTATTGAATCTGAAACTACAGTTTCTTCGATTGGTATAGGAACTGTTTTCTTAAATAAAGCGACATTAAATACAGTTTCTCTTGATAATGTTGAATTATCTTTTGGATCAAATCAAATTATTTCTTTATCTATTGCTAAACCTGTAATTGGAATGGGAATCACCCAAAGTGTATCTGGTAGAATTGATATTGGTGAAGGTACTACATCTTCTCTCGATGGTTATATAAAAGGTATTATTACTGAAGTTGATGGAGATAATTATGGAGTAAAAGTTCTTTCTCACGTATCTGCTGCTGGAAAAGAAACTGTAAAAGATTATACTCCTTCGGGAATATATTCTTTCTACACAAATCAAAATGTTGCAATTCATACTTCTGGAAAGGAAACATCATATGGAAGTGCTTCAGTTACTTCTTCATCAGACTGGTTTGATCAGCAAACAATAGCAATTTCAACGAGTACTGTTGGTGGAACAACTACAACTCAAACGCTGAAGTGGAATACAATTGTAGATCGTCCAGGAACTTCACAATATGCTGCGGACAGAGGATCTAGATTTGATGAAGTTCACGTTGTAGTAATTGATGGTGAAGGAAAAATTACTGGTAATACTGGAACTATCCTTGAAAAGCACCTTAATCTTTCTAAAGCAAAGGATGCAAAGTTTTCAGTAGGAACTCCATCTTATTGGAGATCTTATCTTAAGGCAAATTCTCAATATATTTTTGGTGGTTCTGAACCATCATCCGGAGTAACGACAACAGGATTTACAACATCATTTAATCTCCAAACAGATATTGGATGGGATCAAGATGCCGAAGGGGTTATTTTTGCTGCCTCTGGTAAGAAAGATTTGGTTCTTAAAAATGGTAAGAATTATGATGGAACTACTGATATTAGTGCAACCGGCGCTCTTCAGGCAGATCTGAACAAACTTGTGAGTGGATATGGTATTTTTGAGAATACTGAAAATTACTCTATTGATTTCTTGATTATGGGATCTGCAAATTATCAAAAAGAAATTGCACAAGCACTTGCAAATAAATTGATTGCTGTAGCAGACATAAGAAAAGATGCTATTGCATTTATTTCACCATACAGAGGAGCATTCATCACTGATACTAATGCAGGATCTGTAACGGTCAATAATGATGAAACTATTACGGATAATGTTATTAGTTTTTATGCACCAATCACTTCTTCGTCTTATGCAGTATTTGATAGTGGTTATAAGTATATGTTTGATAGATTCTCAAACAACTTTAGATATATCCCATTGAATGGAGATATGGCAGGTCTTTGTGCAAGAAATGATATTGATAACTTTCCTTGGTTCTCCCCAGCAGGAACAACCAGAGGGGCAATATTGAATGCAGTAAAACTAGCATATAATCCATCAAAGATTCAAAGAGATCGACTTTATTCAAATAGAATTAATCCAGTTATTTTCTCACCAGGATCTGGAATTATTCTTTTTGGTGATAAAACTGGACTTGGAAAATCTTCAGCATTTGACCGCATTAATGTTCGTCGCCTCTTTATCTATCTTGAAAATGCGATTTCTTCAGCAGCAAGAGATCAATTATTTGAGTTTAATGATGAAATTACTAGAACAAACTTTGTAAATGTTGTTGAACCTTTCTTGCGTGATGTTCAAGCTAAGAGAGGAATTCAAGATTATGTTGTTATTTGTGATGAAACAAATAATACTGCTGCTGTGATAGATAATAATGAGTTTGTGGCTGATATTTTCATTAAACCACAGAGATCAATTAACTTCATTGGTCTTACCTTTGTTGCCACCAGAACTGGTGTTTCATTTGAAGAAGTAATCGGTAACGTTTAATTTAGAGGTTTAAAGAACAATGGCAACTCGTCAACAAAGAAACTCCTTACCACTAAGAACCATCAACGACTTTAAAAGCAAATTAAGGGGTGGTGGTGCAAGGCCAAATTTATTTGAAGTTGAATTAGCATTTCCAGATGCAATTCGTATTGATAATGAAGTTATTGAAAATGCAAGATTTCTTGTAAAGGCGGCAGCATTACCAGCATCTACAATTGCGCCCATTGATGTACCATTTAGAGGTCGTATTTTAAAAATTGCTGGTGATAGAACTTTTGAAACTTGGACTATTACTGTTCTCAATGATGTTTCATTTGAAATTAGATCTGCTTTTGAAAAATGGATGAATTATATTAATAAATTGGATAATGCAACTGGAGTCACAGATCCAGTTCTTTATCAAAAAGATGCAATTGTTAACCAATTGGACCGTGCCGGAGGAATTCTTAGAAAATATAGATTTAAGGATATTTTTCCAACAAATATTTCTACAATTGATCTTAATTATGAAACAACTGATACAATTCAAGAGTTCACAGTAGAACTTCAAGTGCATTATTGGGAGGCATATAAGGGAAGTGCTACTGGATCAGGTGGTGAAGACATCAGCTAAATAGTAAAAATACAGATTACTAGATTTATAATATGGCAAAACTTTTCGGTTTTTCACTTGAGGATAAGGAAAAAAAATCTAAATCTATAGTTTCCCCCGTTCCTCAAAATAATGAGGACGGGGTTGATAATTATATTGCTAGTGGATTTTATGGATCATATGTAGATATTGAGGGTGTATATCGAACTGAATTTGATCTCTTAAAAAGATATAGAGAAATGGCACTTCACCCAGAGTGTGATGGTGCCATTGAAGATGTAGTTAATGAAGCACTTGTTAGTGATCTTTATGATTCTCCAATTGAAATTGAATTATCAAATCTTAATGCGACAGATAAATTAAAAGAAGCAATCCGTAAAGAATTTAGATATATCAAAGAACTTTTAGATTTTGATAAAAAATCGCACGAAATTTTTAGAAATTGGTATGTTGATGGTCGATTATTTTACCATAAAGTTATTGACCTAAAAAAACCTCAAGAAGGGATCAAGGAATTAAGATATATTGATCCAATGAAAATGAGGTTTGTGCGTCAAGAAAAGAAAAAAGATAAAACAGATTTACTATCTGCAAGAATTTCTGGAAAGGACGGTGAAAATAATGTTTTATCTCCAGAAATTGAGGAATATTTTATATATACTCCAAAACCAAATTATCCCACTGGAACTTTAAGTCATTCTGGGGGGATTAAAGGAACTAAAATAGCGAAAGATGCAATTACATATTGCACTTCAGGTCTTATTGATAGAAATAAGGGAACTGTGCTTTCATATCTCCATAAGGCGATTAAGGCACTTAATCAACTTCGTATGATTGAAGATTCTCTTGTAATCTACAGACTATCCCGTGCTCCTGAAAGAAGAATCTTTTATATTGATGTTGGAAATCTTCCTAAAATAAAGGCAGAACAATATCTTCGTGATGTTATGATGAGATATAGAAATAAACTGGTATATGATGCAAATACTGGCGAAGTTCGTGATGATAAAAAGTTTATGAGTATGCTTGAAGACTTCTGGCTTCCTCGCCGTGAAGGTGGTAGGGGAACAGAAATCTCTACTCTTCCAGGAGGACAAAATCTTGGGGAGTTGACTGATATTGAGTATTTCCAAAAGAAACTTTATAGGGCACTTGGAGTTCCAGAATCAAGAATTGCTGCCGATGGTGGATTTAATCTTGGAAGATCATCAGAGATTTTGAGAGATGAACTTAAGTTTGCAAAGTTTGTTGGTCGTTTGAGAAAAAGATTTGCTCAAATGTTTAATGATATGCTTAAGACTCAATTGATTCTTAAAAATATAGTATCT